AGTGATTTTGAAGTATGGGAAAAGAACTGGGAAATAGTTATTATGTTTACAAGGCTTACAACTCAGTGGAATGTCAGTATGAGTGGGATGACAGGATTAAATTATTCATCTCTCGAATACTTATGTAAACTGTATGAAGTAAAAGATCCTGTTGTTCTCTTTGAGGGGATTCAAGTCATGGAAATGACAGCTTTGTCCTGTATGAATAAGAAGAAGTAATGGCTGGTTCTGCTGTAACTAATTTACAAGTTTTAGTCAACACTCCAGGTGTTGAAAAGCTTCCTAAGCTTGCTTCGTCTTTAAAGCGTTTAACTGTTAGTACGAAAGAAGCAGGTTTAAGTTTTACTAAGCTTTCAGCAGGATTAAAGCAACAAGCAATAGACGGTGGAAAAAGTATTAATAATACAAGATCATTAGCAAATGCTTGGAAAGAGTTAGCAGCAAGCGTCAAATTTGGAAGTAAAGAATTTGAGGTAGCAACGGCAAGAGCAAAACGATTAAATGCTCAATTAGTGAAGATGGAAGGCCGCAAGGGAGGCGGCATGGGTCGTATGGCTCGAACTGCTGGTGCGGTAGCTGGTGCTGGAGTGTTTGGTGGCCCTGAAGGTGCGATTGGTGCAGCAATAGGTGGATTGATGCCAGGTGGCGGCCCAATTAGCGCAGCAGTAGGTGGTGCGATTGGTGCTCAGGTTGGCATGGTTCGTCAGGCTATTGGTTCAACTGCTGAATATTCTGCTGCTCTAGGAAGACAACGAAAAGCATTAAAGCTTGTTATTAACGACACAAATGCTTATGCCAAATCTCAAGCGTTTTTAGAGGAAAAGAGTGAAAAATTAGCAATACCTCAAGATGTGATCGTCAGGCAATTCACAGCCTTAACTGCTTCTGTTAAAGGTGCAGGGCATAGCGTAGAAGATGCTGAAAAGGTATTTGAATCTATTGCTTCTGGTATTAGAGGTACAGGTGGAAGCCTACAAGACATGAAGGCAGCGATGACAGCGACTGCCCAGGTATTCAGTAAAGGAAAGGTTAGTGCTGAAGAACTTAGACAACAGCTTGGTGAAAGATTGCCTGGTGCGTTTACAATCTTTGCTGAGTCGATGGGCAAGACTCCTGCTGAATTAGATAAGGCGTTAGAGCAGGGGCAGGTAACTTTGCAAGACTTTATGAATTTCTCAGAAACCTTATTTAAAAAATATGGAAAAAATGCAGAAATATTAGCAGCAGGGCCAGAAGCAGCAGGAGATAGATTGCAAACTGCCTTAAGTAGTCTTAAAGATAATGTAGGAGCCTTATTGCGTCCAATTGGTGCAGCTTTTCAAGATATGGCGACAAGTAGCATTAAATGGTTAGATGAACTTGCAAAAAAAGTAAGAGCGTTTGCAGAAGCAGGACCGTTAAGAGCAGCCCGAAAAGCTGTTGCAGATGCTGAATTGACGATTACACAAATAGATCAAAGATTGGAATATCATAAAGGGCGTGGAACTGCTCTTGATACCGAAAGATATAACGAATTAATGGAAATAAGGAGGGGTGCTGTTAATAAATTAAATGATGCAAATGTTGATTTATTTAGAGTTCTTCAAGATATTGATGGAACGCAAGATGATATTGCTGAAGGAGGAAAAAAATTAGGTGAAACAGGTAAATCAGTCTGGGCAGATATGAAAGCAGGTGCTAGTTCTTATTTAGACAGCATTAAAGATGTATCCAAACAAATTGAAGATGCAACTGTAAATGCCTTTAAAAAGATGGAAGATAGTTTGGTTGAATTTGTAACGACAGGAAAGATGAACTTTAGAGATTTTGCTCTTTCTGTTATTAACGATTTGACAAGAATCGCTGTCAGACAAGCAATGATGTCAAGTTTTTCTGGTATCCCTATCCTTGGCAATTTACTGAAGAATGAAAAAGGAAATATCTACGCTCAGAACAAAATTGTTCCTTTCGCAAAAGGTGGTGTCGTAACTTCTCCTCATATCTTCCCCTTTAAGAATGGTATTGGCCTCATGTCGGAAGCAGGGCCAGAGGCAATTATGCCCCTTCGTAGAGGCGCAGGAGGTCGTTTAGGTGTTGAGGCAAGTGGTGGTGGTACTTCAGTTGTTGTTAATGTTGACGCATCAGGTTCTACCGTTGAAGGTGATGCTCAAGATGCAAGAAACCTTGGTAGAGCTATTTCTTCTGCTGTTCAGCAGGAACTTGTTCGTCAACGCCGTCCTGGTGGTTTATTAAGTGCTTAATCATGGCAACATTTCCCTCTATTGATCCTTCCTATAACCTTTCTAAGAAAAGCGCGCCTGCTGTTCGTGTAGCTCAATTTGGATCAGGTTATTCTCAAAGGTCTATCTTTGGGATTAATCAAAATTTAAAAGTATTAGATTTGCGATGGGAAAATATTTCTGAAGCAGATGCGGACACGATAGAGACCTTCCTTGATGCCCGTTCGGGATCAGAAAACTTTGATTTTACTGCACCAGGTGAATCTTCAAGTTCTAAATATATTTGTATGCAATGGGATAAAAATATCCCTTATTCTGGTATCGCTACGATCACAGCGTCCTTTCAACAGGTAGCGGAAGCATGACGGCTCCAACCTTAACAAGGGCATCTTCAACCCCTTTAAATAGTGATATTAATGTTTCAACTGAAACGAATATTGTTTTAGTTTTTGATCAAGCAGTTGATGTAGAAAGTGGAAATGTTGTTCTTTATAAAGATTCAGATGATTCTATTGTTGAAACAATTGCAGTAACAAGTGGGCAAGTTACAGGCACAGGTGGGCAAGTAATCACGATTAATCCTAGTGTAGTTTTAGAAGGAAATACAAAATATTATTTATTAATTGATTCAACTGCTTTTGATAATTCTGGTAGTGAATCTTATGCAGGAATTACAAACCCTTCAGAGTTCTTTTTTAGAACAACTGTTGTACCTAAAACAATACAAGAACAGATACAAAGCCTTGAGCCATCAGCAGTTATAGAGCTATTTCAATTACATGTATATGTAGATATTAACAATGCAGATGTCAGTACAATGGTTACTAATGGGGCCGTAGAGTTAGATTCTAATACTTCTGTTTTTTATTATTATGCAGGAACAAATGAACTTTATGCAGATATAAAATTTGGGACACATGCAGATGGTACAGAGACAACTTATCAAGCTATTCCTTGTGAAATAGATGGATTTAAACGTACAACAACAGGAACACTACCAAGACCTACATTTACAATCGCTAATGCTAATAGTGCGATGTCTGCCTTGCTTCAAACAACAAATAGCGCAGGAACAACAATAAATATTTTAGGTGCAAAAGTTCAGCGTGTTCGTACTTGTAAAAAGTTTTTAAACGCTTCTAATTTTACAGGTGGATCAAATGCAACAGCCGATCCTACTGCTACTTTTGAGGCTGATGATTCTTGGTACATTGACCGAATTGCTTCAGAAAATTTAAACGCTATTTCATTTGAACTGGCAACAAAATTAGATTTGACGAATGTACGTCTTCCTAAAAGGCAGGTTATGGAATATTGCCCTTTTAAATATAAAGGCGAAGCATGTGGTTATACAGGTACAAAATATTTTGATATTGACGACAATTCAGTAACAACCGAAGCAGCAGATGTTTGTGGTCATCGTCACGAAAGCTGTAAAAAAAGATTTGGTTCGATAGATAATTATGGAAATGTAACTGTATTGGCAAATCAACCATTGCCATTTGGAGGCTTCCCAGGTGCAAGACTTCAGATGTAAGGCAAAGGCACATGCGTTGGAGGAAACTCCTAAAGAGGCGTGTGGTGTCTTGGTTAATAACACATATTATCCTTGTCGTAATATTGCAGATCAGTCTGATGAAATCTTTGTCTTAGATCCAAGAGACTATATAAAAGCAAGAGCTAATGGAAAGATTCAAGCAATTATCCATTCACATCCAAAAGGAGGTAAAGCAAGTCCAGCAGATCAGACAGCTTGTTCACAATTCAAATTACCTTGGCATATTTATTTGATTCCAGAAGATGAGTGGATAACTATTTTTCCTTCTTAGTATCCATTAATCCGTTTAACTCTTACTATAGAATCAGCACAAAGGTCGTTTTTTAGATATGCAACGGGTGTTACTCCTAGATGAATTAGGAGAAAAATTCGGTGCAGTGCATGAGTACTACAATCTTCGTACTCCTGTTGATGCGATAAAACTTTTATGTATTAATCACCCTGATTTTCAAAAAGAATTACTGGAATCAGGTGAAAGAGGTGTCGGATATAGGGTTGTTCAAGCAGGAACAGATTTTGAATTGGAAGATATGTTGTTGCCTTTTGGTAGTAATGATTTGATCGTTGCTCCTGTCATTGGTGGTAGTAATTTCTGGAAAGTACTAACAGGAGCAGCATTAATTGGATTAGCTTTCGCTACAGGTGGGGGAAGTTTGGCTTTTACTGGTGCTGGTTTTACTGGTGGATTAACAGCAGGAAGTTTTGCCGTAGGTGCGATGACAGCGAATGTTGGTGCTTTGTTAGCTCTTAGTGGTACTGCTCAAATGCTTTCGCCTCAACCTGAACAGCCATTAAATATAATAGGAAGTGCTTCTCAATCAGGTGACAGAGGCCCAGGATCTTCTATTAGAGGAATGGATGGCTCTCAATCTTATTCCTACCGTGGCCCTGTTAATACAGTTGGAGCTGGTGCAGTTATTCCCTTAGTCTTTGGGCAATGTATTGTTGGAAGTCATACAGTTACAGCTTCAGTTGAAGTAACAGATGAAAGTGATCCACTCAGCGAATGGATTGGCGCGCCTGGTGTTGACACAATGAGAGTTAATGGAGAACAACCAAAACCAACATTTAATCGAGAAGACCTAAGCAAAGGATTGATACTTAAGACTTGGACTGAGCAGCTAATTCCTACACGATCTCCATCAGGACTAGCAGATGGGTCTTATCAAGATACTTCTGTTGTTTATCTAAGGGCACCAGGAAGAGATAGTGACGCAGGTTCTATTGGTGTTCCTTTAAGTAAAACAAGCAGTGAATATGCTGCAAAAGCAACTAAATTCGTTGGAAACATACATGGTGAGTCTCCTGCTGATTCTCGTTTTGATGCGTCCCGATTTCAAGTGGCTTTTTTATTAGATAATGGGTTATATGACAGAGCATCAGGAATTGGAACAGATACAACGTATGTTGATGGTTTTATTACGTTTCAAATCATAGTCACAGAGCAGTCGACAGGGACTTATGTTGCAACCACTCAATTTACAGTCCAAGGGATGCTTCTTAATACTCAGGAATACAGATGGGCAACGGAGTTTAGTTTTGCTAAAGTAGAACACAAAGATGACTATAGTGTTTATGTAAGATTGATTGATGTTAGTTGTGATCCTGAAGTTAATACATTAAGAATTGATTACATGGGTTACAACTTTTTAGGAGATTAATTAAAAACAAATGGTCTTAAAATCTACTTCTATTGTTAGAGTTGTTGATGTCCTTTGTGAAGGACCAATACAAGAATTAGTTGGATGGAAGAAAGGTGTTTATTTAAATGAAACACCTGTCGAAGATTCAAGTAGCACACCAGAAAATAGAAAATATAATTTCATAGAAACAATTGAAAAGCCAGGAGAAGATCCTAAAGAAGCTAATATTGATTTACATTTTAGAGAAGGAGGAAGAACACAAAAAGAGATTCAATTTCTTAATCAAAATGAGATAGATAGTCAAACAGTTGTAGCTGTTAGTAAAGAGATAGGTGAAAACTATAGTGAAACAACAGATGAAAATAATGAAGTAATAGATAGGAATTATGGAGGTGGTCAAGTTATACAAGCATTAACAGACCAATACATCGACAATGTAAAACTTACATTTACAATTCCATCTTTATTTTCTAGGGCAAAAGAAGGAATAGCCAAAGGTCAATTATTTAATGCAATTGTTCGACTTATTGTTTCTACAAGAACAATAGGGCAAGGTTGGTCAGAAGTTTGGGCTAAAGATATTGAAGGAATTTCTATCGGTGATTATCAAATACAAACACCTTGGATTAACATTTCAAGTGATCAACCATATGAAGTAAAAGTAGAAAAAAAAGTTAATGGTGAAGATGATTTTGAGATTAAATATACAGACTTTACAGATGAAACATTAAAGAAACAACCTATTGCAGTTGATCGTGGCAACAGGGTTTTTCTTACAAGTATTTCTGAAAAAATTCATAATCATATCAACTACAATCATACGGCTGTAGTTGGGATGGGTTTACCATCTCGTACATTCCCTCAAGTACCAAATAGAGCATATAAAATCAAAGGTTTACTTGTACCGACACCTCATAATGCAAATGTACGTGATGATGGCAGTTTAGATTTTCCAACAGATGCAAACTTTAATGGGCAATTAGTCAGCAGATGGACAACATGCCCTGTTTGTATTTTTTATGCGCTTTGCACAAACAAAACATGGGGTGCAGGTGATTTTATTGCAGAAAGTTCTTTGAATTGGGTTGATCTTTATCCATTAGCTCAATATGCAAATCAGTTAGTAACAACACCAGATGGAACAGAACCACGTTTTGCAATTAATACAGTTATTGGTAGTCAAAATTCTGCACATAATTTAATTCGTGATTTAGCCTCTATTTTTAGAGGCATGATTTTCTGGTCTTCTAATACAATTCAAGTCGCAGCAGATCATGGAAACTTAGATGGAACAGATGTTTCACCTGTTCATCTTTATAGTAATTCAAGTGTTATTGGTGGATTATTTAATTATGCTGGTTCTTCTTTGAAAACTCGTAGTACATCCGTCAAAGTTCAATATAATGATCCAGAAAATTTCTATAAACCTAATTTTGTTATTGTTGAAGATCAATCATTAATTGATAAATACGGTTATCAAATAAAAAATATTACAGCGTTTGGATGTTCATCGAAATGGGCAGCAAGACGATTAGGCAGATGGATGATGAAGGTAGAAGAATTAGATCAAGAAGTTGTTAGTTTTTCAGTTGGACTTGAAGGCATTGCTGTTTTCCCTGGTCAAGTTTTTGAAATAGCAGATACATTAAGAGCAGGTAATAGATTATCAGGACGTATAGCAACAGGCGCAACAACTACTGCAATCACATTAGATGCCTCAGCAGCAGGAATGCAAGGTGGATATTTAACTTGTGTTTTTCCTGATGGAACTACTGAAAGTCAAAAAATTAGTTCTGTCTCTGGCAATGTTGCAACAACAGAAGCTTTTAGCCAAGCACCACAAGCTCAATCAGTTTGGTCTTTCAATACTGTTATTTTATTTGATACTCAGAAATTTAAATGTTTAGCAGTTGATGAGCAAGGTGATGGGACTTATACGATTACAGCTTCACAGTTTAATGATTCAATTTATGAGTCAGTTGATGATTTATCAAATGAGACAAGAATACAAGAAAAATCAATTAGTTTTTTTAATGCTAGTCCGGCTTCTCCTACGAATTTAAATTGGTCATTCTCTCAAGTAAGAATAAATAATAATACTGTTAACAGGATCACGTGGAGCTGGAATCGAGGATTAAGTGGGGCTTCAACAGTATTTGATGTTGCTGTTAAAGGTGGATCTAACCCTAATGATTGGGTTTTTACTGAAACAAGCGCAAGCACCTTTGATATTGATAATTTAAACCCAGGAACATCTTTAGGTTTTGCTGTTGCTTCTAAATGGCCTTTAAATGATCGCAGGTCTAGATTCACAGGGCAATACATAACGATTCCATTCCCTACTTCAACAGGTGGAAGTAGTGAGGTCACTGTTGAAGTTCCATTACCTCCTGATCCTCATCAAGTCGATATTCATCCAACATCTAATGACGAAGGAAATTTAATGTGGAGTGTCCCTGTTTCATGGGGTGGCAATATTTCAGATTTAACAGTAATTATTCGACATTCTTCTAAGACTGATGGGACAGGAACATGGTCAGATTCAACGTTATTAAGAGAGGTAGAAGCTAATACAAACTATGCTGTTTTACCATTAATTAATGGAGAATATCTTGTCAAATTTAAGGATAAAAATGGTGGTAAAAGTGCAAATGCTGTTAGTGCAATTATTAACATTGCTGATGCACTTCCACGTCTTCTTCAGTCAACTAGGAGAGAAGATCAAGACAGTCCACCATTCTCAGGACAATGGGACAAAGTTTTTTATTCTGATGCTTTTGACGGTTTAGTTTTAGGTAGTATATACACTCTTGATGATTGGGGGGTGGCAATCAGTTATATGACATCTTGGGATTTTATGGGATTGTTACATACAGAAGGAACGTATTACTTTAATAATTATGTAGATTTAGGTGGAAAATTTAGTGTTGTATTTAAAAGAATATTAACAACTAGAGGTTTATTTCCTAACGATACTTTTGATGACAGAATACAAATTATCGATAGATGGGGCGACTTTGATGGGACTTTAGCAGATGAAACAGATGCAGATATTTATTTTAGAACTAGTAATGTAGCTCCTGCTGTTGGTGATTTTGACACAGAGGATAGTGATCATATTTTACTAGAAGATGGCGACAAGTTAGAGCAAGAATTAAATACAACTTTTGGTGATTGGGTCAAGATGGAAACAGGAAGATATACAGGCCGAGCTTTTCAATTTAAATGTGTTTTATCTTCTGCAAGTGAAGACCAAACTCCAATTATTGATGAGCTTGGCTATGAATTATTATTTGATTCAAGAACAGAGAGTAATTCCTTTGCTTCAGGAGCAGGTGCAAAAGCAGTTACATATACAAATGCTTTTTATCAAACACCAAAACTAACGATTACTGCAAGTAATATGGCGACAGGTGACTATTATACAATTACTAGCGAAAGTCGAACTGGCTTTACAATCCACTTCTATAATTCTAGTGGAGCAAGTCAAGATCGAAACTTTGGTTATGTTGCCAACGGTTACGGGGCCGAAGAGTCCTAACTTATTCCTCAAAACCCCTTGCTATCACTAGATTATGTCTCAACACGACTATAACATTGCAAACGCCTCTGGAAGTGCAGTAAGAGCTGATATCAATAATGTACTTTTAGCAATTGTATCGAATAACTCGTCCACTTCTGCTCCTAGCACAACATTTGCCTATATGTGGTGGGCCGATACTACAAACGGCATTTTAAAGATTAGAAACGGTGACAACAATGCTTGGGTTGAAATATTACAATTAGACGGAACTTTGACAATGGAGGACGGGGCAGAAGCAACTCCTGGTCTTGCTTTTAGAGATGATTTAAATACAGGAATATGGTCTAGTGCGGCTGATACTTTTAATATTTCAACAGGTGGAACGGAACGGCTTGAATTAGGTGCTGCAACTGTCTTTAATGAAAGCGGTGCAGATGTTGATTTTAGGATTGAAGGTGATACACAGGCTAATTTATTTTATGTCGATGCTGGAAATGATCGAATAGGTATAGGCACAAATGCGCCTAGTGAAACCTTAGACGTGGAAGGTACAATTGAATGTTTAAACGAATTACGTTGTAAAACTGGTAATGATTTAAAAATAAACGCAGGCAGCGCAAATCGAGATGTGTTTTTACAAGTTAATGACGTAACATTAATGACAGTAAAAGGAAGTACTGGAAACTTTGAAATAGCTGACGGAGACCTAGTAATAGGAACTGGTGGTCACGGTATTGATTTTAGTGCTCAAACAACAAGTAGTGCTTCAGGAGTCACCCCATCTGCAGTCTCAGGCGATGAAGTCCTTGATCATTACGAACGTGGGGTGTGGACTCCTACAGATGGTAGTGCGCAAGGTTTAACTATAAGTAACACTATGTCTACTTATATAAGAATCGGACACTTGGTATTTATTCAAGCATGGTTCGCTTTCCCAACGACTAGCAGTTCAGCAAATGCTCAGGTTGGCCCCTTGCCTTGGGCTGTTAAGGGTTCTCAGTTTCACTCTTATGCTTGTGGAAGAACAGCCACTCCGGGTGGAGATTTCGTCGTTCAATTTAGTGCTACTTCATCGCAAGTTAATTTTTTCATCAACGA